ATTAAGAGTAGTAAGAGTCTCGGATGCCTGAGTGTTGAACTGTTCACTTTCATTAACACCGATTTCAGACTGGATAGAATCGACCAGGGCAGGTAGTTCTTTTACTAGCATGTCGTTAACATCTTCATACATTTTCTGAATACTGTCAACCATGTCCTGAGCGGCAAGAATTACTTGAGATTTCTCTACTTCTTCGTTCTCTAATACAATGCGTGTAGGAATCTTGTTTAGTTCCTGATAACGCTGTGTCAATGCTTCGGCCATGAATACTAGTTTTAAATAAGCAGGACTGTTTGAATTCTTATAAAATTCAGCAGAACTTCTTGACTCCTTAATGAGACCATGTACTTTACTTAGCATGGCTCTTGTCTTTACTTTATCCAAAGCAGATACATCGAAATCCATTTCGAAATTTTCGGCAAGTGCCTTGGCAGCATAGTTTTTGTTGTCTAAATCATTAAGTCTCATAGGGTTAATCTTCCGTTTTGATTATGTATTTATCTCATATGACTAAAATCGGGCTTTTTTGTTTTACGGAACTTTTGGGCCTGAATAGTCTTAGATGTATTTATATAGGAACTCATCTCGTTTAACATCATCTTTTTCTTAAGATTATCTTCTTGCAATTTGATGAGGTATATCCATTTATTGCTCGGGTCTTTTGCGTTTTTAGCCATTTTTTTATGGATAGCCAAATCAACTTCCATGCTACATAGTCTTAAATCTAAATCTTTAATTCTATTGGCTTCGCTATACTTTTTAGCATTATCGAAAATACACCAAGTAACTGCATTACGAACATTAGCAAATTCGTGTACTTCATATGCAGTTTTGATACTTACTTTGAAATATCCTGAAGGTGTAGGTGATACAAAGTATTTACCAAACAACTCATAGTTATTACCACCGTCATTGATAATCATAACATCTTTTAATTCAGATGTTAACTCCTTGGTGAAAAATTTTTCAAGTTTGTTGATATCCATTAAATTACCTCAAAATAAACGTTACGTAGTTCAGGCGATGTGTTTAAAAATTTAGGAATATTGTCATTTTGATTATCTAACAATATCATAGGAACTCCTTGACAATCTTTATATAAAGCGCCAAATGATTCTATTCCATCTTCAAATACACTTGAATGTTGCACTTCAAATTCAAATCTCCAGCAAGTCTGTATATTGTCAGGGTTGAAAGTATATAAAAAACCAAACTTTGATATTACTTCTTCTGTTAAGTCTATACTATGGGGAACTTTAATAATTTCAGGTTGTGAACGTAATGATATTACTTGAAGTAATGTATCAAAATTACATTGTGTATTGCGGCGTAATAGCCAATTAACCACATCATCGCCTTGGGGTTTAGACCTGTTAAGTACGCCGGTCTGCGTAATATCAAAAAGAGTGTAACAACGAATGCGATGCATGATGTTACTATTTAATGCCAATAAAAAACCCGGGAATAAATCCCGGGTTCTCTATTTTTAACTCAAACTAAGATTAGTTTGTGAATGTTGCTGATGCTGTTACAGTTACAGCGTTAGCCCATGCGGGACCATTCGCATCTTCTAGTGCTACTACTAGACCTGCAGTTGTCCATGCACCTGTTGGGTATACAGCGAATGCTAATGTGTCATTAGTTGTATCTGTGTACTCATAGATGTAGATAGTTGCCAACTGCTGAATTGTTTGGATGCCTGCTGCCAACTGAGTAGTTGTCAATGCACCGTTTGCAGTTGCAGTGAAGAAGTCTAACTTTGGACCTTGTGGCTGAACTGTGGCTGCTGAAGTAGCCGCGTTAACGCCAGTGTTTGTGTATGAAGGGCTGTCTAACCATGTAACTGGCTTAAGATCACCATTAACTCTTGTAAATTGTGCCATTTTCGTTTTCCTTTATGTGTAATGAGACTCAAGGTCTCTAAATGTATTTATGCCTCTGCGAAAAAAACTTGGTTTTGGCTTATCTTCCTGCAAGATTTTGGCGACTAAATCCCATGCGATCAACGAATTTTAGACCCTGTGCAACGAAACCTTCTTGAGTTTGTGTACCGTCTTGCAGATAGCCCTTTACAGGGCTTGTCTCTGCGGCTCTATCAAGTTGTTTTACCACGTCCATCTTAAGATTATAGATAGCGACCCAAATCTTGAACGCTCCTACTAAGCCCTCTTTGTTATTCTCAAGATGCTCTGCGATCTTGGCTCGCATCTTATCAGTCATAGGTCTTGTCTCCACGTATTCTAGGAAACCGTTTAGTAGATTTGATAGATCACCTGCTACAATACGCTTGTTAATGTAAGTAGTGAACAATTGATTAAAGGTGTTACGTGCTTGAGGTGCGGTATTCATTAGTTGATTTACTGCTGATCCATACTTGTTTAATGCTGACTCTGCATCATTCTTAAGTTTGGTGTTTAACTTTAACTTAGGTGTTACTGGCATTTTACTTGGAACAATAGCAACATTACTGTTATTGTCTAAGTTACCAATAGTTCCATTCAATGGAACTGCTTCATCAGTGCTGGCAGCATCAGGCTTAATAAACTGGTGTACTGCAATTGCGGCATCTTTTCCTGCTAACAACTTGCCTACACTGCTATCTGTGTCAACTGTGTATGTAATACCATTTGGATTTGCTCTAAACTTATAAAGACCGTTTTGATCATTTAATGGTCTACTGAATAGTAAATCACCCCAGTAATAGCCATTACCACCTCGGTCTGCTTTTTCTAGTCCGGGCCAAATTCTAGCAATCAAGTCATATAGATCGCCTCGATTTACCCCTCTAGCATTATCATATTGAACAAATTCTTCTGGGCTATAAACATTACGACCAGTGCCGTCTTTCTTGTTGAACATGTGCTTGTCCATGATACTGAATTTACCATCAGAACCACGACCAAAAATCAATGCAGGATAACCATCCCACTTGATAGTCACTGTGTCAGGAGAGTTAACAGTCTGTGAGATTGCATCGATTGCTCTACGAACACCTGCTTCATCGTCTAAGAATACTAAGTCTTCCGGGTGATCCAAATGGCCTTTAGCCTCAACCAATGTTACTTGATCGATGGATTCAAGTTTATTCTTAAGTAATGATAACGATTCTGCTAAGTTCATTTTGCTTTTCTAATTTTCTTTTTTGATTCTGCGACTAATCCTGCGCTAGCGCCGGGTTGTGCCGCTGGCTTATCTTGGAAACCCTGCGGCTTCATTTGAACTGCGGGAGGGCCTTCTTTTTTCTCAGGTGCAACTTGCAATGAACGTACTAGTTCATTGTATACCTTAGCGTCAACTTGTGACAATTTAGTTAAGTCTTGCTTAATCTGAGCGGCCATTTGTTGACTGTTCAACTGACTCGCAGGTTGTGACTGTGCGGCCGGCTGACCTTGTGCAGGTGTAGAAGCCTGCGCTTGACCCTGTGCTGGCTGACCCTGAGCAGGTTGCTTTGCGGCATTGTTTGCTTGATCAATCTTGGTCTTTTCATCGGCTGCTCCAGGAGCGGCACCTTTAGAGATAGAAAATGACATTTGTGCTAATTGCTCAAGTGCCTTCTTACCCTTGTCTTGGCCATATGTTGCTTCTACTTGACTGATCAACTTGTCAACATCTGCTTGATTTGGGCCATAATTGACGCCCTTCATATATCCAGCATACCAATTCTTTAGATAATCACCGATACTTTGTGCTTCATTTAAGATGTTTTCAAATAGGTTGTTTAATTTATAATACTTTGTTTCAGCAATGATATAATGCTTTGATGTTGATTCTTTAAGGACTGTAAGTCCTAGATCACCCCAAGATAAATTCACCGCTTCCAATAACTTATTAATATAGAATACTTTCCATGCTTCAGCCATTGTTTGGCCGGCCTTGATCTTACCAAGAGCCGCATTAGCAAAGTTTGGATCTACAGCACCCTTTTTAATAACTTGCTGTACTGTAGCAACTGCATTATCCCATTCAGGATAACCCTTGCGATCAGCCATGTAGTTTACTAATTCTTTAGTAAGTGCAATCTTTTGATTTTTGTCTTGTGTGGCATTCAATGTCTTTGCGGCGCTCTGAATATATTGATTCATATTCTGAGTTGTCTGCTTTTGTTGATTAAACTTACCTACTGCAGGAGCAGTGCTAGTTTTTTGTGCCGGCGCCTGTCCTTGAGCGGTTGGGGCAGTTGGGGCAGTTGGTGCGGCTCCGGGCTGTCCGGGGGCGGGCTGTACTGCTTTAGGATTAACTGGTTTAGCAGTTGCTTTAGTCTTTAAGTTAGGATCAATTAATCCACTTTTGACACCTGATGTTAGGCCTGCAATAGCATCATCAACGAAATCTTTAAGAAAGATATCCATAGCCATTTGAGACTGTACTGACTTCCCGTCAGTTTGCCCAAACATCTTTTTAGCGGCCGCTGAGCCGTAATCACCTAGTAAACTACTAAGACGAAATTCATCTAGTTTTTGTTCGCTTTGTTTAAAATCATTCAGTTTCATTTTTCTTCCTCAAAGACTTTGAAAATCTTGCTTGGTCCTTACTCTTAATTGCGCTAAGTAATTTCTTTTCAAGAAGTTCTGCCTTATCGGAAGAATAATGCTTTTGCATCAATTCAATAAGATTGATGGCACTGGAAATGATGTTGGACGCACGTGATTCAATGACATGATTGATATCGCGGGTAGCACCAATCGACTGCAATTCTTCTAGAAGGCTTTTTGTTTTCTTCTGCATAAGTAAAGATCCTATTCTGTATTTAGTCTAAAATACTAAAATCATTTCTTAAGGGAATTCAATAAAGCCTTAAGTTTAGCGTCCCCTACGTTCGCTAAAACACGCTTTTCTTCGGGTTCAACGTCATTATGAACTTGTTCGTTTACCCCTCCCACAGTGCTAGTTGCACGTACTTTATTCAAAATATCAGTAGCACTAGGCTGTGGCAAACGTTGCGGTGCGCCCTCAGGGTTAGGGTCTGTAATACGTAGTGTTTCTACATTGAATTCTAATTCGATCTTTTGCCCTACACCCGAACTACTACGTGTTTTCATTAACTGTAATTGATACTGGCCACGCTCACGCATGCTACGGCTAGTAAAAATGCCAAAAACGTTGTCCGCAGTATTAATCTTCGAAATACCACCCGAGATATGACTGTGATCAAATTCAATCTCTTCGACTGCTGATCTGTTAAGTTGTGATGCTGTGACGAATAAAACATTTAATTCTTTCGCTAGGTTGCGCAATTCTTCCGATACATATTTATCCTTAACGAACAAGTCTGATGGGCTGACTTTTGCACTTACAGGCATGAGCAAGTCCAAATAGTCAACACATAAGAAATCAAGTCTCATGCCTGTCTGAATTTGAAGTTCTTTGCAATATGCCCGTAAGTCATTTACTGTACTCTGGGCAGGCATGTACTTAATGCGTAATCCACCTGCCTTCTTCTGTAACATCTTGACCTTCATTTCAACCTTATCGATATCCTTGAAGATTTCTCTACTGCTTGTGTCAGTCATCATGCTATCAATACGCATTGAACATAGACCT